GAGTCACGCTGTGTCTTCTCGGCAGGTTCCTTGCGCATCTGCTCATCGGCCCACTCCCGAAGGTCATGGTCCAACTTGTTCGTCTGTGACGCCCTGTCGTACTCAACCTGTGCCATGCCCAACTGGGTGGGGGTGACGGCCCGTGCAAACTGCTTGGCAATGTCTCGCCAGCGGTCACGGTCTGCCAACACCTCGTCAAACATCTTGCTGATGTCTGCGTAAGTCATCTCGTGAAACCTGTAGTCATTCATCAGAACCACATGTCCAATTCGTCGTTGTTGTACTTCTTGTGGTTGTAGATGCCTTCGGCGAGGGCAAGCAACATGTGGTATGCAAACTGTCCGACAACCACCGCCATCACGGTCAAAACAAACTCAGCCATGGGTCAACCTTTCCAGTCTCCTATTCTCCGATTCCAGGTGGTCTACAGCCTGAAGCAACCGAAGTCTTTCTTCTTGCAGGTTTTCCAGAACCTTCTTGTACCTGCGAATCTTGTCCTCGTACTCGGAATACTTTCCCGAGGCATTTATCTGGACCATCAGAACCCCGCAGGAAAACACGAAGATAACTAGAAACATGCTCATGGGTACACCGTACTAGTAGCCCCTGAATGAGCGCAACTTTTCCCGAAGTTCTTCGTTCTCTTTGAACAGTTTCTGGCAGAGAGCCACCCAGTACTCAAGACTCTGCTTCGGGTCAACAGGCTTGTCCTGTTTGTCCCTCTCGCTCATGGCAGGTACTTTGACTGCCTGTATTCCTTGGGGGCAAGGCCGATGCGTCGGCTCAATTCACGGCTGAGAACCTGTGCGCTCTTCTCACACCTGTCAAACACAGAGTCTACGAGTTTGCGGTACGCCCTGCGTTCCAGATGGATGTCCTGAGCCTCCAGAACCTCTGGGTCAAGGTCACGGCGTGCCTTGGCGAGGGTCACGGTGTCGCCCTTGGTCTTTTCGCCCCATTGCCCGATGATGGCCTTTGACTCTGTGACCTTGAGGATGTGGGCGGAACGGTCCTCTGCTATTTCTGCCTGAACCAGTTCTGCCTTGGTGTAGGAGACCCACGCCATGAACTGGTTGTACAACGACATCAGACTGCTATCGGACAACTCGTCTAGGTTGTCTGGCATCTCGGGAATCTGCTCCGTCGGCCTGTCTGGTAACTGGAACTTGGAATAGAACTTCCTCATCCCGTCCTCTGTCAGTTCCCCAGCCCGAACCACTGTCCGAACCTTGTTGTCTGTCACTACTGTTTTCATTTCTCCAACACTCCGCTTTGAAGGGACAATTCTTGCACACCCTGTGGTCTGGCGACAACCACAATGGTCGTGACGGTGGTATCTCTTCGTCCAGAGACGATTGTACCGACATGCACGACGCCAGAATGGGTGCAATCAACTCTGGCTGGTACTCAACACTGAACTCTTTGGCTTCTTGAGTGGCCTTCCATTCGTACAGGATTATGCCGTGCTCAATACCGAGGCAGTACATGTACAACTGCAACTGCCGTACATGAGAGTCAAACGGGTGCTTGATGCTGGCCCACAACTGCTCTAGTGTTATTTCTTTCTTGGCGTATGGTGCGAACAGGCCGTAGTCCTCAAAGCGCACTGTCCCCACGCCGACGCTCTTGATTTCCAAGACGGCGGTGCCCTGCTTATCCGTGACTATGCCGTCGGCATGCCCCATGATGCGGTGCTCCTTGTTGAAGATGGGCACCTCCGACTGTGAGAGCACACCAGCCTTAGTCAACCATTCCTGCCACTTCTGGTGGATGAGATGACCCTCGGCAAACACATTCAATCTTTGGAGAGTAAACGATTCTTCTGGCTCGGGAAGACCGATGATGCGGTAGTACGACTGCCGTGGGCACCAGTCTTTCTTGCAGATTTCCGAGGGATGGAGATGCAGTTTGTCTCTCTCCATGGTCTTCTCGGCGTTGTTCTCAAGAAGGTACCGCTCTGCCACGGGGAGAAGCCTGTACGGGCTGTTGAGGATGCGCTTCATGTCCTTGGGGCTAATCATTGTCTGTCATCTCCATGAAGTCGTCCTCGTTGAGAACTATGTAGCGCCGACCAGCGAGGTCAAACTGTAGCACTGGAGTCCTGTCCTCAAGGATGGCACGCTCCGTCAACTCACGGAGGTCAACCTCCTTGAGCGTGATGCTCTTGGTTCCAGTGGTCAACTTGTTCTCAAACAGGAACTCTCTGGTGCGCACATCATTCTTGCGCAACCATCCGCTACCAGAGCCAGCGTTCCTGCTACCTCTGTAGGAGTTTGCTGTTCTCTGTTCCTGCTTGCGTGATTTCTTGAGGATGGCCTTCCGCTCATCGGCACCGAAGGTCATGACACTCCGTAGTGGTTGAACACCTGCTCACGCAACTGCCTCTGCATACCAGCGTCCTCACGGATGCCCTCAAGGGTCTTCTCCTTGCCCTGCCAACGCTCTCCACCGTAGGAGTAGAAGGCGCCAGAGCGCTCAATCAAACCAGCGGCGATGCCGATGTTGACCATGTCCTTGATGACATCAAACGAGCCGAACGAGAAGTTGTCCGTGTCGGTGAAGTAGAAGTCCACCACTGCGCTCTGCTGGGGACGGTGAGTCTTGTTCTTGAGAGTCCTGCCCTTGATGGACTGCCCCACCACCTCGTCCTTGGACTTCAGCCACTCGTCACGCTTGACCTCCACACGGGCGAAGTAGTGGAAGTTCTTTGCCTTGCCACCTGGAGTGGTGCGGTTGTCGCCGTACATGACGCCAATCTTCTCACGCCACTGGTTGATGATGATGCCCGTGCAACCACGGTCCTCCTCAATCAGGGAGCGCTTCTGCGACTTGGACGACTTGCGGAAGAACTTGCCAGTGAGGCGAGCGCCGAGACCGACCGTGAACTCCTCCATCATCTTCTCTGCCTCGTCGTCGGGCACGAGTGCGGGGAGCGAGTCAATGACAATCATGTCAACGGCACGGTTGTCCAGAGCCCTGATGGACAGGTCATACACCTGCTCCATGATGTTGTTCTCCACAATCCAGAGGCGGTCAAGGTCCACACCGATGGCCTTGGCGTATTCAGGAACGAAGTCCTCAGCCGCAATCCACAGGGCGCAAAACTCTGGGTCTGCTTGCTGGTTGGCGGCAATCGTCTTGTAGGCAATGGCGGTCTTACCACTGGACTCCTCACCGATGATTTCGCTCCACTGGTTGACGGGCCACCCGCCACCGAGCATGAGGTCGTAGGACAGCATGCCAGTGGTGATGCGGGGAATCATCTCACGGACATCGGAGCCCTTGACGATGCTCCCGTTCCCGTACTTCCTGTTGATGGAAGAAATGATTGTCTGGAGTGATTCGTAGTCTGACATGTCTACCCTCTCGGTATTGCTTGGTCGTACAGCCCGTTCCATCCGCACTCGTAGCAACGAGGGGCGGGAGACGCACCGTTAATCATGGTGCTGTGACCACGGCCTGTTCTGCTGAACACATAGATGCTCCCGCAGTCTGGGCAAGTGAGATTACCTTCTTTGCGCATGGCCTCGCCACCTTTCCACAGACGGAGAGCCTCGCCCATCGTGATTTGTTCCGACGGGTCACGATTAGGGTCAAGGACGGTCTGCCTCTCTGACCCCGTGTGCTGTGGCTGTGGTGACTGCGCTGGTTGTGGGATGCGACTGGGCGGGGCAGTGGGAGGGGTCGTGTACGACCGCTGTGGTGTGGGTTGCTGTCCCGCCAGTTTCTTTGACCACCAATCACTCATCACTGTCTCCTTCCATGGTCAATATGACTTTTCCCGAGTCAAGTAGTTTATTCACAAGTGCCACGCCGAACGAGGTCATGGTCTTGTGGAAAGCCTCACGAACATCTTCTCTGATGTTGTCGTCTTCTTCTTGTAGTTCGCTCACCCAATCGGCGCTGATGAGAATCTCCTCCAGCAGACCCGTGGCTGTGATGAGTGCCCATCGTGAGATGACATCCAGTGTCTCGGCCTCTTGTACATCCTCTGACGGGGTGGAGAAACCAATCTCACTGGCGAACTCCTGTCCTTGGGCAGGGGAGAGCATGAGATAGAACATCCGTTTGTCTACTGCGCTCATTTGCCCTTAGCCTCTGCCCAACTGTATGCCGTGTGGCAGGACACTAGCAGAGGAACGCCCTCCACGAGCCTCCCGTGCCCCATGGCCTCCATGAACTTGGGCTGGATGTCCTCCACCAAGTCCTCTGGGACAGCCACCACCAGTTCGTCATGGACCTGAACCAACAACTTGGCTCCCGTGCCCCTGAGGAGCGCTGAGATGTCCACCATGGCCTGCTTGCAGATGTCAGCGGCTGACCCTTGAACCACGGCGTTGACCGCCTGCCTCTCGGCACGGGAACGCAACTCATCGTCGTTGGAGGACAGTTCTGGCAGGCGCCGACGGCGACCAGACATGGTGGAGACATACCCCTTGGTGCGCCCACGCTGGATGACCGCCTTCTTCCACTCCGTGATTCCGCTGAACTGCTTGTAGTAGTTGTCAATCATCGCCCTGGCTTCATCCATGGAGATGCCAGTGGTGGCGGACAACTTGCCTGCCCCACCACCGTAGGCGGTGAGGAAGTTGACTCCCTTGCCGACCTGTCGTTCTTCTGCTGTCACATCTGCCAAACTCTTCTTGTACAGAAGTGCCGCCGCACCAGAGTGAATGTCCTCGTTGTTGACGAAGATGCGCTTCATCTGCTTGTCCTGAGAGAACATTGCCATGACCCGCAACTCAATCTGGTCGTAGTCCGCCACCAGCAGTTGATAACCGTCTGGCGCCACGAACAGGCTCCTGATGCTGGAATCTCTGGGGATGTTCTGGAGGTTCGGATTGCTGGAGGACAGGCGACCAGTGGCGGTGCGGTGGAGGTGGAACGACGGGTGCAGTCTGCTGTCGTTCAGTTTGGGGATGAGCCCCTCCACATATGTTGATTTCAACTTCTTGACTTCGGCGTACTCAATCAGAAGTTCAATCACTGGATGCTGGTGCTTCAGTTTCTGTAGCGACTCTTCGTCCACCGATGGCGCACCCTTGGCTGTCTTCTTCACTGGCTTGAGGCCGAGACCGCCCTCACGCTTCTTGTTGAACAACAGTGCCTGCTTGTGGGGGTTGGAGTCTGGGTTGAAGCCGATGAACGAATGCTCGCTGATGGCGAACACGAGGTCCATGATGCGCTTGTCCAGTTCCTTGCCGAGTTTCTTCAGTGCCCTGCTGTCCACAAGGATTCCCTCGTCCTCCATCTCCATGAGCACACGGAGGGAGTCGGTGTCCAAGGTGAAGGCCGACAGAAGGTCTTCTCGGTTGCTGATGATGCGCCACATCCTCGTGTACAGCATCCATGTCCAGCGGGCGTCCAGATGGACATACCGTGTCGCCATGTCAAACGGAACGGTGGTGATGGTCTTGCCCAGTTTTCCCTCACGACCATGGGAGGACATCTTGAAGTTGTTGATGACGACATGCTCCAGCGAGTACGACATGAGGTTCTCATCCAAGATGTGTTGCATCAAGATGGTGTCGTAGAACGGCCCAGGGGGCAGTTCACCGTAGTACTTGCCGATGGAGCGGGCATCAAACTTCACATTGTGTCCGACCTTGACCATGTCGCTGAAGAACAGCGGGCGCAGTTCCTCCAGCACCGTCGCTCGGTCTAGTTGTTTTGGGGGGTCCGCATACACCGCTGGTATGTGGTAGCGAGCACGGGCCAAGGACTCTTCGCCGTTCTTCAGTACCTTCCTGTAGCCAGGAGGCGGGACAGTGGTGCCATCACCAATCTCCTCTGGTGTCAACTCAACACCGAGAGGATGACCCATGGGGATTGCCCAAGAATGACCGTGTGTGGCTATGGCAAGCCAGAACACCTCGTTACGCAGAGGGTCCAGCGCCAGTTCACCCCTGTACCTAGCCTCTATGGCTTCTCTGGCTTTCCGTGACACCTCAGGGGTGGGAGCCTTCAACTTGGCGAGGTGGCTCTTCCACTCCAGTTCTGCCATCTCCAGCAGGTCAGGGTGCCGTTCCAGATTCCCACGGGTCTCCACATCAAATGCGAAGGCCCCGTGGGACTGGACAATCTCCACCATCTCACGGAGTTCCGAGACAGTTGTTACTGCACGGTACCCCATGGTCACTCGGTGTCGTCGGCAATCTCCATGGCGATGCCTGCGAGCGTGGAGCGGGACGGGATACGGATGATGTCGTCCGTGTATGCGTTCTCCGAGAAGGTGTTGAGCGCATCCTTGGTAAGGGGAGCGAGGCCCCAGTCAGCCAAGTCCGACTCACGAACCATCTGGTGGTTGGTGGAGGTCGTTGCGCCCTTGCCAGAGCGGGACACCGTCCAGTAGTGCTTGTACAGCGGTCCCATCGCAGGGTGGTCGTTGAAGTTCTTCAACTGGTCAATGACCCGTGCGCCCACCTCGTAGGAGCGGAGAACGGGCTCCTCACCTTGGGTCAGCAGGACCACATTGAAGTTGAAGCGCCACGACGGGCGGTTGCCAGCCTCGCAGAGGGGGCAGGTCACGCCAGCCTCGTAGTCGGCGATGCAGGTGAAGGACATCTGTCCCTTGCGCTCCACCCAGTGCTGGCGGTAGCGAGCGTAGGGGGCGTCATCAAGGAACTTGATGATTTGGATTTCGTTGGTGACCTTCAGACGCTTGGCGTACTCACCGCTCTCACCGCTGGTGCGCTCGGACGAGCCCCAGCCCGCCTTGACGACACGCAGACCCTGCTTGGGTGCCTCCATGTCCTCGTCGGACTTCGCATCCTGCGGGCGATTGCCGATGGTCTTGCGTGTCAGTTCTGGCTCTGCCTTCTTCGGCTCAACGAACTCCTGCTCGTCGTCCTCAAAGTCTTCGTCCCATCTTCCCATGATTCCTCCTGTTATCGGGGCCACTCGGCCTGTACGAGAGTGATGAATGATACCCACTTGTTGGTGTCCTGCCAAGTTTTAGTCCGTTCTCCTAGAAGGTCCAACTTGTTCAGGATGTTCCACAGTGTCTCCACCTGTTCCCGAGAGTACAGGCGGTAACCCTTTGACGCAACATTTATTGATTCAGCACCGCTGGCCTTGACCGTGCGGTAGGTCGGGGCGGGTATCCAGCCCTTGCGTTCCCACTTGCGGATGGTCTGCGCCGTGCGACCAAGCACCTGTGCCACGGCACCGACGGTGTAGAACTCCTTGGTCTCCCCCTTGATGGTCATTGTCTTGCTGGGCACGCCGTCAAAGGGGTCGTTCACAACAATAGTTTTGACCGTGTGGTCAAGTGGCCTGTTCTTGGGCCGTCGCCTGCCTGGGTAGTCGGGCAGGTCGTTGAATAGCGCCAACGGGTCTTTCATGCCTTGAACGCCCACACCTCTTTGACCACATACATCTGTTCCACCTGCTCGGCAACGGCCTCGTCGTTCCATGCCAGCCCGAGCAGTTTGTCCTCGTCAACGACCTCAATGACCTGCTTGATGTCTTCCCAGTGACCGTTGGCGAGCGCCCACTCCTTGACGGCATCTAGGTCAAGGTTTCGGGACACACGGCGCTCCCTCTTCAGTTGCAGGTCGCCGAGACGGACCCACTTGTTACCGCTGTCGTCGGCGACGCCGTGATTGTCAACGAGGTCCGACAGTTCCTTCTTGATGTCGTTGGTGCGCTTCTCAATGACTGCGAGCGCCTCCTTAGACTTCTTGAACTCCTCTGCCAGTTTCTGGACATAGACCTCGTCCATGTCTCCGCTCTTGCGAATGACCCGCTTTTCCATTTCATACCTCCGTGTTGGACAGGAACTCTGACAGGGTACCGAGGGACAAGTCAAACTTTCCCTGACTGTCGTATTTTTTGTCAATGAATGCTTGGTTGATGGCCCGCTTCTGCTGAAGCATCTCGTACTGGCGCTCCTCAATGGACCCCTTCATAACGAACGAGGTTATTGTGACATGAGGGTGTGTTGAGGAAAGCCTGATTATTCGTGCGTCCCTCTGGTCCAGTTTGCCAGCCGACCAAGGGAGGTCGTAAGAGATGAGGTAATTGGCCTGTGGTAAGTCCACCCCATAGCCTCCCGCATCAGAGGATAGAAAGAGCCGAACCCCATCTTCGGTTTGGAAGCGCTGTTTAGCACGGTCCCTTTCGTCCGCTCCCATACCACCCATGAAGAGTACGCTGTCAGTAAGTCCTCTAGTTGCCTCTTGGATAAGTCGTAGGTTCTTCTTAAAGAACGAGAATAAAACCACTTTGTTAGTCGGGTCTTCATTGAGCACATCCGTTATGTATTCCAGTACTGCTTCTAGTTTGGGTGCCTTAGCGGACGGGGAAAGCCATCCTGCCTTGATGATGTCTGAGGCGTACTGACTCCCGTCCGTCTGTGACGGGTCGTCATACGATTTCGCACTGTCAACCACCAACCGAGGGTTATCGCAAAGCATGCGAAGCACTGTAAGGCGAGCCATAATCTGACCTTGCGCATCGTTGCCTGACCCGCCGTTGTAGTGCGCCCA